TCTGCACCAACCAGCCTGAGCGTGACCGCGTCTTGGAACCCTGCTGACCCTGCTTTGTTGCAGATTCGCGCAGACGCCTACAACGGAACTGTTGACCGCACGTTTGTGGTGGCCGCTGTTGAAGGCACAAACACCATTGCATATGCTTTCAATGCCCGCGTTGGCAACTTCCAGATTGACGCACAGCCCAACGCAGAAGCCAAGTGCAATTTCACGATTCACCCCCGTGGCAACCAGTTTGGCTGGAGCAACAACTGATGAACGCGATTGAGCAAGCTGTTGAAGCGATTTTGGCAACCTACGGCGACCCCAAGCGGGTTGCCGCAGACTACAAGATTGACAACGCGGAGATTCAAGCCGCGATGCAAGACGCGGAGCCGGGAAGCGGCTACCACTATGCCCTCAGCCTGTTGGCGGAGGTCAACCCACCCAAGCCCGTCAAGGCCAAAGACTGACCATGCCAGAAAACACAATACAAGACACGAATGACCTGCTGGATTACCTTGTGGAGCAAGCCAAGGAACACAAGCATTGGTTTGGCTTCATGCAGCAAAAGATGACCGGCATCACGTTGGTACATCAGATTGCGGCGCGACACGCGGACAAAATGACGCCTGTTGAAATTGTTGAATACGTCAAGGAACTCAACAACGAGATTTTCAACAGGATGATTAAGCCGGGGGCTTGATATGGGCGTCACCATAAAGCTGGAAGGCATTGGAGCGGTTGACAAAGCCCTTCAAGAACTTGAGCAAGAGTTCGGTGACAAGATGGCCCGAAGCAAGGTGCTTGTCCCGGCTGTACGCGAAGCCATGCGCCCGGTGCTTGAACAGGCCCGGGCCAATGCGCCCAAGGACAGCGGCGACCTTACACGCTCACTCATCGTTGAGGCAAGACGCCCAACACGGCGTGACAGGCGCAGCAAATACATCACGCAGACAGACACCGTGATTGCAGCCGTCACCACGGCATCCGGCAAGAAGCTGGCAAAGATGGGCATCAAGAGTGACGCCCGCGCAATCGCGCAGGAATTTGGGACGGCGCGACACCCGGCGCAACCGTACCTACGCACCGCACTGGAAGCCAACGCGCAATCAACCGTGACCCGGCTGGCGCAGATTCTGGCGCGGCGCATTGACGCATTCCGGGCAAAAAACACGAAAGCATAAGACATGAGCAAGCTATCAGCGACCCTTGGCGAAAAGTATCAGAGCAAGCGGGAAAGCATTTTCACCCGCACGTTTGAACTTGGCGGGCACACCTTCAAAGTCCGCATCCCGTCTGTTGCGGAGTCAGACGGCATTTATGAGCGCGTCATGAACCCGCCAGATGAGGTTGTTGAGGCGACCTACAAAGCCATGACAGACACGTTGATGACGTTCAAAGAACAAAACACGCCCGATTCCGGCGTTGAGTACCTTGAGAACGATGTTGTGGTGCAGGGGCGGTCAATGCGCGATGCGGCCAAGACAAAGTCCATGACCGAGGCCAAAATCACCGAATACGTCAAGCTGCTGCTGCCCGAAAACCCGGCAGACACAATGGCTGACATTACCTATGCCGACATTGAGGCGGAATTCCCGCTCACGATTCAGTTGGCCCTGATTGAGAAAATCGCGGAAGTCATCAGCCCCACCTACAAGGAAAACCGGGGAAACTGATTGGCTCATTGAGGGCGCAAGTTGAGTGCGCTATGGTCTTCAATGGGCATACACAGGAATCAGTGGCGCAGATTGACGCGGTGACAATGTCCCGCATCACCACAATGTACGCGGACGGATTGTTGGGCAACTTCCAAATCCTGACCATTCTTGGGCAACTGACGGCGGGGGTGTTCAACTACATGAGGCCCGCCAACGCGCCAGATTACAAACTCGCCAGAATTTTGGGTGTTGCGTATGATTACATTGTTCCACCCGCCACCCCGGAATCAGAAAAGGAAGCGGCAAACAATGCGCTTAAGTTGTTCATGACAACTGCGCCCGGGTTCAACGAAAACTTATTCAAGGTGAAGAATGGCTAATTTCATTGGCAGACTTGGCGTGCTGTTGGGCTTGGACAGCGCGGAATTCCAGAAGGGTCTGGCGCAAGCAAGCCGTCAGCTTGACACGTTTGTTGACCAAGCCCGCACCACCTCACTGGTTGCTGGAACGGCCTTTGCCGCAATGACGGCCAAGGCAATGATGTATGCCGACCAGATCATTGACGTTGCCAAAGCCAATGACGTTGCCGTTGACTCAGTCCTGAAGCTACAAAACGCACTCCAAGACAACGGCGGCGAAGCGCAAAACGCGGGCAGACTGCTTTCATCGTTTGTTGGGTTTGTTGACAAAGCCGCAGAGGGAAGTTTTGAAGCCCAAAAAACATTTGAAGGCTTGGGCGTCACGTTTGAAGACCTTGGCAAGTTGAGCATTGACGAGTTGCAAAACAAGGTGGTCAAGAATCTGGCCGCGATTGAAGACCCAATCACGCGCAATGCCAAAGCGATGGAGGTGTTTGGCAAAGCGGCAAAGGGTGTTGATTTTGTCGGTTTTGCTGCCAGCATGTCTGAGGTCAACGGCATCACAGAACAGCAAGCACAAGCCTTTCAAGATGCTGCTGATGTGGTTGGCTATTTTGAAAAAGTGGCGCGTGACTTCAACCTTGTTTTGGTAACAGAACTTGGCCCGGGGTTAAAAGCAACACTTGACTACATTGGCGACCTCAAACCGTTGCTGTCTGGAGCGGGCACGGTTTTCAGAACGGTGTTTGAAACTATTGCTGTGCTTGGCGCAAACGTGGCATATGTTTTTAAGACGATTGGGGCTGAGATTGCTCACACGTTTGAGAATGCCAAGCTGCTTGCTAAGTTTGATTTCAAAGGCGCAAGAGCGGCCAATGAAGCGTATGACGCAAGGATGCAGCAAAAGCGGCGCGAACTTGACGAGTTTGAACAGCGCATCATGGGCAGAAGCGCGGCCAACGATTCAACGCCAACAAAACCCGAAGGAAAGCCCGGTGGCCCAACGCGAAGCACAACACGCGGCGTTGACAAAGAAGCCTTGGCAGAGCAAAGGCGTCTAAAAGCCGAAGCCGAAAAGCTGGCAACCAAAGAGGCGGCAGAAGCGGAAAAGCGAAAACAACTGCTGTTGAGGGCTTTTGGTGAAGAACAGCGTCAGATTGAAGAAACAAACCGTTTGGTTGCCGAACAGGAGACAATGTTTCAGCGCGGCAACTTGGCAATGTTTGAGCGTCAGCGTTCTGCCAGCATTGATATTGAGCGCAACAAAGAGTTGCTTGAACTTGCGTTCCAAGGCCGAAATATGCGCGGCGAAGATTTGCAACTTGCTCAGGAACTCAAGCAAGTCGAATGGAAGCGTGTAGATGCGATTCGCGCAATCAACGCTGACCAAACGCTTGACCGCGAAGCGCGTGCAGCAGCCTTGCAGCGGGAAAACGAACTGGCGCAGAAGTCTGTTGACCTTGCCAAACAGCGCAACGAACTGACGAAGCAAACCCGCCAAGGAACTATGTCAGAGGGCTTTTTCAAAGCAATGGCAGACGCAGCCCGCAATGCTTCAACAGAGTTTGAGCGCGGGCAACAAGCATTCCAGTCAGTAATGGGCAACATGGAATCAGCCATCGACAGCTTTGTGAAGACAGGAAAATTTGCCTTCAAAGACTTTGCCCGCAGCGTCATCCAAGACCTGATTGCTATCCAGATGAAGGCGCAAGCCATTGCTCTTATCAACATGGGCCTCAAGGCTATGGGGTTTGGTGGCTTGTCTTTGCCCGGCAGGGCGGCTGGTGGCCCGGTGTCGGGTGGTTCGCCTTACATCGTGGGTGAGCGCGGCCCTGAACTGTTTGTGCCGTCCGGCTCAGGTGCAATCGTGCCCAACAACCGGCTTGCGGATGCAATGGGCGGCAGTCAGCCCCAAGTGGTCTACAACGGCCCCTACATCGCAAGCATGAGCGCGATTGACACGCAATCCGGCATGCAGTTCCTGATGCAAAACAAACAGTCCATTTGGGCGGCAAATCAGTCCGCTCAAAGGTCATTGCCAGTGAGTAAGTGATATGAGCCTTCAAACCATTTTGTCCATCTGCGAATCCATTGGAATCAATGACCAGAGATTTGTTGGTCAGACGGTCAGCCGCAACCAAAAAATTGTCACGTCAGAAGTGATGACGGTTGTGCCGTTTGTGTTTGACCTCAAGCCAATGAACTATTTGCTGTATTCGCAGAACCGTGGGACGCTAAACAGCTTGCGCATACCTGACAGGGCGTTGGAACAGTACCTTACATTTGGCACAACAGGCTGGCTTAACTACATTCGCTATCAAGGCGAAATGACTCCAGCGCAAATTAGTGCGTGTCGTTGGCAAACATCAAGCGCACTGAAAACATTGGTGCTTGGTTCGTTGCCAACCGTTGCCTCAACTGTGGTGCTTTTTCGTGCCGGTGATTTTGTTCAGTTTGGGCGGTACACCTACATCGTGACAGCGGACGTTTTGCGCGGCATAACGTCAACTGTTGTTGTACCGGTTCACCGCAACTTGATTGCACCAACAGCAAGCGTCATTCCGTTGGTTGCGGGCCAGTTCGGAACCACAACAGGCTTCACGGCAACATACACAGGCATAACCTTCCCCGTCATCTTGCGCGAGTACCCGACATACACGCTTGTGCCAATGACCAATGATTCGTTCATTCAATGGAATGGCGGCTTCAAAGCGTTTGAGAGCGTGCTATGAACAACATTGCCCCGGTTCAAAACACCAACAACATTCGTGTTGCGGATTTCGTCAGGATTTTTTCGTCAGGCGGCACTTACTTGTTGTCATCCTGCCCGTATCAAATCACAGTCCCGGCAGTGTCAACAACACCATTCACGCCCGCAAGCGTTTTGATGAAAGTTGGCGATGTTCAGCGCGACATTAAGTCAACAGCCAACGAGACAACGGTGTCGTTGTCTGGTATTGAAACCACCATGCTTGGTTTTGTTTTGGGCCAAAACATCAAGGGTTCCAAAATTGAAATGTGGCACGGGTTCTTTGACAGCACTGGTGCGTTAATTACGACCGGGGGCACGGGTGGCTTGTATCAGTTTTTCAGCGGCTACATCACGAGCTTTTCCATCAGCGAAAGTTGGATGGAAGAAGCCAAAGCATATTTGGCAACCATTTCTGTATCCGCCTCATCTACGCAATTGATTTTGCAGAACCGGATTGCGGGACGCTACACCAACAACAACTCATGGCAGTTCTTTGCGCCCGGGGACACCAGCATGAACCGTGTTGGGTTCATTGAAACAATCAACTATTACTTTGGCAAAGATGCGCCCGCTGATTCGTGAAGCCTCACCACACGACATTCCCGCGTTGCTTGATATGCTGCGCAGGTATCGCGCCAACATGCCGTATGGTTTTTTGCAGGACGCGGATGATGCTGAACACGTTACGCAGATGCTTACAAACCTGATGGCGGGGCAAGGTCTTGTGTTGGTTGCTGAGACAGACAAACTGATTGGCGTCTTGATGGCGGGCATCATGCCAAGTCTTTGGTCTCCAAAACATACGATGCTGACTGAGTTTGCTTATTGGATTGAGCCGGAACATCGTGGGGGCACTGCCGGGTATCGGTTGCTGAGTCAGTACCTTGAAGCGGGAATCAAGCTGAAAGAAGATGGCCGTGTGTGTCACATCTTCATGAGCAAAATGGTCAACAGTCCAGACCTCAGTTATGAGCGTTTTGGGTTTCGCAAACTTGAAGAATTTTGGGTGATGTAAATGCCGGGTTCAATTATCGCAACAGCCGTCTTTGGTCTGACAGCCGGAACATTTGCGGCCGCAGCAACAGCCTTTGCCATCAACATGGTTGCTTCAACAATCATTGCGCGGGCTTTTGGCCCCAAAGGTTTAGGCGACTCGGCCAACGGCGGCCCAAATCCCGGGAACAATCAACAAATTGGCCCTGCTGGTGACAACAAAGTTCCGGTCATATACGGGACAGCCTTCACGGGCGGCATCATCACTGACTTGTCAATCAGCAGCGACAACCAGACAATTTATTACGTTCTGACTTTGGCAGAAGTGACCGGGAGCGAATACGGCGCAGCGGACACGTACACGTTTGGCAATGTCTATTTTGGTGGCAAGCTTTGCGTTTTTGATGGCACTGACGCCTCAAAAGTTGTTGGTTTGCAGGATGAGTCAACCAATCAAACTCAAACCAACGTGGATGGCAAGCTAAACATCTACCTGTTCCGCAACGGTTCAAGCTCAGGGGTTAACACGACCCAGACGGCAATTCAAATCTTGCAAGAATCAGGTTTGGTGTACACATGGGACGCGTCAAAGCAAATGACAAACGCGGCCTTTGCGATTATCAAAATGAAGTACAGCGCAAGCGCGAACCTTAACGGGATTCAACAGACCCGTTTTCAGTTGACCAATTCGCGCAGCAGTCCCGGCGCGTGTATTTATGATTTTTTGCGTTCAGAGCGGTACGGCGCGGCCCTGATGGACTCGCAGATTGATTCGGCCTCACTTGCGGCGTTGGACACATACAGTTCGCAGTTGATAACGTACACGCCATTCACAGGCGGTTCTGCGACTTTGCAAAGATTCAGATTTGACGGGTTGCTTGACATGAACAACACGGTCATGACAAACCTTCAATCACTTTCAACGTGCTGTGATTGCCTTATCAAGTTCAACGAAATCACGGGCAAGTGGGGAGTTATTGTTCAGCAGCCAACCTACACCGTGGTGATGGACATTAACGACAGCAACATGGTGTCCGCAATTCAGGTGACTCCACTTGACCTTGCTTCCAGCTACAACATCATTGAAGTCAAGTTCCCTGACGGAACTTCCAAAGACACTTTCAACTCAGCCTCATTCGATTTGTCGGTTGTCAATCCGGCTTTGATGTACCCCAACGAGCCGGTCAACAAACAGACCGTCAGCTTGCCACTGGTGAACAACAGCGTGCGGGCGCAGTACATTGCCAACCGTTGCCTTGAGGCGGCGCGTGAAGATTTGCAAGTGCGCGTGACAATCGACTACACCGGCATTCAGCTTGAGGCTGGTGACATTGTGACTATCACAAACAGCAATTACGGGTGGGCGGCAAAAGTGTTCCGCGTTACACAAGTGATTGAAAACTTTACTGATGACGGACAGGTGACGGCTTCCTTGTCGTTGAGTGAATACAACGCGTCTGTGTATGACGATGTGAACGTCACGCAATTTACGCCAGCACCGAACACGGGCATTGGCTCACCGTTGACGTTTGGCACTTTGTACGCGCCCACCTTCACCAACATTTTTACAAATGCGGCCACTCCAAGTTTTGATGTTGCCGTGGTAAGTTCAAGCAACGGCATTGTTCAGTACGCAGAGGTGTATTACAGCGCGTTCCAGTTCCCAACAGCGGCGCAACTTTTCTTGGCGGGAACAACGGCAATCAATTCAAACGGCAACCCTTACGCGCCAAACTCGGCAATGGGCAACGTCAGAATGTCAGACATGCCGCAAGGTGATTGGTATTTTTTCGTGAGGTACGTCAACGCTGTTGGGGCAAGCAATTTTTCTGGCGCGTCAGCCGTCATTGCGTGGAGGCCGTCAACTTATCAATACGTCAACAGATGGATTGCGGTTGCTTACGCTACCAACGCAACGGGCACGGCGGGATTTTCTTTCAATCCGCGCAACAAAACTTATTTTGGGTTGCTTAACACAACAACCGCAAATACAAGCAACAACCCTGCGGACTACACATGGTATGCGGGGAACTTTGGGACAGCCAACTATTTGCTGTTTGCAAGCCGGGGAGAACGAAAAGTCAGCGTTGCGGTTGGCAATGCCGGATTCAGCAATTTGGGCGGCGCATTTGTTCCGTCTGAATCAGCGTTGTACGACTCATCCGTGTGGGGTGCGCTTGAGGACGGTCAAAACTACATTGATCTTGATTCGAGGTCAGGGCAGTTGACAAAGGCGGGCACAACCGCAGTCAGCAGCGCAGACGGCTTGTTGAGCGTAACCAACAACACAAACGGCTCAATGATTGTGTCGCTGCAAAAGTTTTTGAATTTTGGCAGTGGCGTGTACAGCAAAACATTTGACGCGGCCACACTGACCATTGACGTGTACGGGCGCGTGGTGGGGTTTACTGAGCCGGATGCGTTTTATTACACGGATAATCAATTTACAGCCACGGCGGGGCAAACCAGCTTTGCGGTGACGCATGTTGTGGGTAACGTCCTTGTGTTCCGTGACGGTGTTTTGCTTGACCCTTCCGAGTACAGCGAAACAACAACAACCGTTGTCATGGCTGTTGCTTGCGCGGCTGGAGAGATTGTTGAAATTATCAACATGCGGGCAGTCAGCACCAATCAATACTATGAGCCGCTGACCACAACAATTGCCAGCAGCACCTCAACAACCGTCACTTACGTTGCGGGGCCAGATCAAATCATTGAGGCTGGCGACCAACTTTGCTTTGCGGCGGCACAACCAGCACCAGCGGACACGGTGACTTCATTTGCGGTGTCGGCTGTTAATCCCGCAACCAAGGTCATTACTTTCAGCACAACAATTTCTGGCGCAACAACGGGCTTGCAAATTTTTCGCAAGCGGGCGGCTGGCTCAACGTACCGACCATTCAGCCGGTGGACGGTTGATTTGACGGCGGCAAACAGCTACACCCCAACACAATTCACTATTCGCAACGGGTTTGAATCTGTTTACGTCAATGGGGCGCAGTTGAGTGAGGTTGACTATGACTTGACTGACACAACTTTGGCTGGTTTCCCATCGCTGTTGACGGGCAAGCTGACCATAATTTCGTACAGTGAAAACAACTTTGGTGTGCCAGCATCAAACGTGACCAACACGGTGGCGTATTCATCAGCGGGGGCTTTATCCTACGTTTTCCCCAACAACCCGTTGGCACTGGAAATTTACGCCAACGGCGCACTGTTGTCCAAAGGCTCAACAGCAGACTACACGTCAACGTCTGCCGGGTACAACTTGGTCACGGCTTTCAACAACAACTTCACCTTGCTGAACCAGCAAACATTCGCCAGAATTGGCCCGGCATAAAGGAAAAACATGACACAGGCATTCAACCTTTCACAACTTGCAAACAACCTTGATTCAACAGGGCGTCTTGACGCAACAGACGGTTTGGTGAACTCAGTTCCCGTTGCAAACGGCGGAACCGGAGCGTCAACAGCGGCGGCAGCAAGAACCAACTTGGGAGTGGCGGAGGCGTCATTTTCAATCCCAAGCGGCGGAATCATTATTTGGAGCGGCGCACAAGCAGCTATTCCGGCGGGATGGTTATTGTGTAACGGGGCAAACGGCACGCCAGATTTGCGCGACCGTTTTGTTGTCGGTGCGGGCAATTTGTACGGGGTTGCAGCATCAGGAGGCAGCAGAGACGCCATTGTGGTTACTCACACGCACACGACCAACACGGCTGGCGCACACCAACACTTGACGGTTTACAACGCGGCATCAGATGACCCAAATCAATTCTCGCCAACGGTTTATTCAAACAAATCCCTTGCCGGTATTGGCCCAAGTGGATTTGAGGCTTACACGCTGAACGGTTCATCGCAGTCCGCAAACGGTGGCTTAACAACCACGGCGGGCGACCACACTCACAGCGTAAATTCCGCTGGTTCGTCCGGGACAAACGCCAACTTGCCGCCTTATTACGCTTTGTGCTACATCATGAAGTCTTGATGGATTTTTCAGGTTCCGGCACAATCAAACAATTCCGCAGCCCTGTGAGTGCATGGGGCAGCGTCACCACCCGGGAAAGGGGAACCTCATGGCTGTCTTCAATAAAAACTCGCTTACACAAGTCAGCGGATTCGACAACCCCATCATTGCGGGTGAACTGGTTTGGCAGCAGCGCACATTTTGGAATCTTGCGCTGACCGGCGAAGATGGCGTCACGCCAGTTGACCTCACGGGCGCAACTATTGACGCGCAAATCGTTCGCAGAACCCTTTCCAACGTCAAGGACACGCGATATGGCCTGTCATTCGACATTGCGGATTACGTCCCTGCACCTACCCCTGTACCTCTAACAATCGTCAATCGCGTAAACGCATCTGGCATGTTTACGGTGGTCATTGACGATTCATCTTGGGGCTTGATTTCAACCGACCCTGAGATGCGAATCGACAGCATCAATGGAGCGGGTTTTTCCGGGCGAATCAAAATCAGTTTCCCGGCTGTTGGCGTAATTACCCCGGCTGAAGACAACATCATTTTCCTGTTCTTCATTGTCAGGTCTGATGCAATCGTCAAGGTCTAAGGGGAAACCACATGGCACAAATTACAGTTGAAGCCATAGCCAACAACGTCAACATACAAGTTACGCCACAGGCAAGGCAAATCGTTCAAGTCAACCGTGGTCAACCCGGCCCACCCGGGCCAAACGCCATAGGCGGCTATCCAATCAGCGTTTCAAACCCGTCCAACTACGATGCGCTGATGTTTTTAGACAACGAGTGGACAAACGTGCCTCAAGTGGAAATCACTGACGGCGGAAACTTTTAAGGAGTCAGCATCATGGCAAACACAATTCGCATCAAGCGCAGAGCAAACGGTGGTGGTGCTGGCGCACCCACAACCCTTGAAAACGCGGAACTGGCGTTCAACGAACAAACGAACATCCTGTACTACGGCACGGGGACGGGCGGCTCAGGGGGTAGCGCAACCAGTGTCATTCCGATTGCGGGCAATGGCGCGTTTGTTGACACCTCAACCAACCAAACCGTTGGTGGCACAAAGACTTTCAGCAACACGATTGCCGGGTCAATTACGGGTAACGCGGGCACGGCAACCACACTGGCAACAGGCCGCACCATTGCCATCACGGGTGACTTGTCGTACACCAGCGGCTCATTTAACGGCAGTGCCAACGTCACCGGCACTGGCACGCTGGCGACCGTCAACAGCAACGTGGGCACGTTCCTCAAAACCACGGTCAACGCTAAAGGTCTGGTGACGGCAGCAACGTCCGCCAACATCAACGATTTGACTGCGCCAACGGCTGACTATGGTTTTGGCGGCTTCAAAATTACCGGCCTTGCCGACCCCGTGAACGCGCAAGACGCGGCCACAAAAGCATACGTTGACAGCACGGCGCAGGGTTTGGACACCAAAGCATCTTGCGTTGTGGCGACTACGGCCAACATCGCAACCCTGAGCGGTTTGCTGACCATTGACGGCATTACCGTTGTTGCTGGCGACCGGGTGCTGGTGAAAAACCAGACCACGCAATCTGCCAACGGAATTTACGTTGCAAGCGCAACAGCTTGGGCGCGTTCATCTGACATGGATGCTTGGGCTGAGTTCCCTTCCGCGTACACCTTCATCGAGCAAGGCGCAACACAAGCGGACACCGGTTGGGTTTGTACCGTCAACCAAGGCGGCACGCTTGGCTCAACGGCTGTGACATGGGCGCAGTTTAGCGGCGCGGGCACTTACACCGCTGGCACAGGCTTGACCCTGACCGGAAGCGTGTTCAGCATCACCAACACGGCGGTGACGGCTGGCAGCTACGGCGGCGCGTCTCAAACCCTGTCTGCGACTGTCAACGCGCAAGGCCAACTGACCGCTTTGTCTGCTCAGGCGATTGCCATTGCCAACACACAGGTGTCCGGCCTTGGAACCATGTCAAC